GGTTCTTCGCACCATCATTCGGTGTCGCAGCAATCTTCCGTTACATCCTATTCATTCAAGGTTTCCACAACATTACACTGAATCCATTTCACATGATGGGTGTTGCAGGAATCTTAGGTGGAGCACTTCTATGTGCTATCCACGGTGCAACCGTACAGAATACATTGTATGAAGACGGTTCAATTTATAGTGAGGGAGAATCACTGAGCACAACGTTCAGAGGATTTGATCCTACACAGGATGAAGAAACTTACAGTATGATTACCGCAAACAGATTCTGGTCACAGATATTCGGAATCGCTTTCAGTAACAAAAGGTTCTTACATTTCCTCATGTTATTCGTACCTGTTATGGGTATGTGGACATCATCTATCGGCATCGTAGGTCTTGCACTTAACCTCAGAGCATACGACTTTGTATCTCAAGAGATAAGAGCAGCAGAAGACCCAGAGTTCGAGACTTTCTATACAAAGAATATTCTTTTAAATGAAGGTATGAGAGCGTGGATGTCATCAGTTGACCAACCACACGAGAACTTTGTGTTCCCAGAAGAAGTGTTGCCAAGAGGTAACGCATTATAAATAATCTCAGTTCGAGATGGATCAGACTCTCTACATAGTAGAGGGTCTTTTTTTATATGAAAGCGGTATTTAAAGTCTTAACTCACCCTGTAACCACATTTAATCTATTGTTGGTAGGGTCTTTTACTCTTATTGAGTTAGCACATATCGGATACCATAATAGGGGGTTGACACAGTGCGACGGTTCTGTTATTATACAAGAGTCGGACGCGACACAGGGAGTGACTGAATAAACTTACTGGCATTTTGCTAGTTAAGGTGATACGTCAGAGGTGGTGCTCGCTGTCGAAAGGCAGAACTACTCAACCAAGTAGGACGTAGGCAGAGTGAAATTTCTAACTGTAGAAATGCCTCGCTCTTGTTGGTACACAGGAATCCAACCTCCCCTTTAATATTAAAAAGGACTTGCTTATTGGTGTTGGCAAGTCCTTTTTTATGCTATAATATATTCTATGATTAATACAGAACTTTTACTACGCATTTACAAAGCGGTCAAGCAACCGAGGAAACCAAAGTATCCTCCATCAAGAAAATCTCACAACGTACATTTATACGGATGAGAAAAATTTGGAGAATCTGGGCAAAGGCACTGGGAGACAAATCAGGTAAGAACGATAGGGAAGCAGACATCATTGCTATGATAAGAACCTTTATCTTTTTACAACTTATAATCACAAACTGTTTTATTGTTGGTGGTAACATTAGGCATTGGAATGATCATCACATACCACCTACATACCTTAATAAATAACTAAAAAGATATGTCAGGTGACAACGGTTGGTTTCAACAAAATTGTGACCCCTCGGACGATCAGTCTCAGGGGCAACAAGAGGTACCTTCTGGTGGCGGTGGTACGAATATAAAAGGTGATGGTACTCCTGCTGATGCAACAGTAAATCAAATAATAGAAAACTTAGTAGGTCAGTGTTACCCTTCACAACAAACACAGACCGTACCTAACTTTGGTGAACCAGATACAGGTCTTGAAAATCTAGCACCAATAGAATATGATATTGGATATATTGTAGATCATTTAAAAGGTCTTGGACTAGCGGACATAGGTGTACCAAGTAAAATTAGAATAGAATTAGAAGACCCAAGAGATGCTTCAGCAGGAAAAGAATGTCAGAATGATGAGTACGATACACAATCAGATGTAGATTGTAATCCAGATATAGGACAAGTTCCTCAGTGTATGTTAGATCACATCGAGTGTATGTTAAGACCATACGCAGGTGGTGATTGGAAACCTCCTATGCCAGACTGTGAAAACTTTATCACTAGAGAGTTCAACAGAAGGACAAATAGAATATGTGTAAAGAATTGTGTTCCAGAACGTAGAGCAGTTTATGAACACGTATCACCTACAAATCATCACTATAGTTTATCTGATACACCTCCTGACAATACATATACATCGTCAAGCATTATATTCTGGGGGCATAATAAACAAGAACCTAGATCATCAGAATTGTATGTTTCATATAGTTCTAGTCAGACAGATACTATGTTAACTATGGATCCAGAAGGAGAGAAATCTTCTATGGATGCTTATGGTATGGGATCTAGGAGTGATGTTATTTCTTACATTTTCCGTGAGAAAATTGATGGGATTAGTTCCCTAGGTGATGGAGAAAAACTATCAACTTTATACAGATACTGGAATCCTACAACAGGTGATCATAGATATTCTCTGACACCTCTTGGTGGAGAGTTGATAGAACCTGTTTTAACAGGAGGATTTTATAGGATCGGAGGTAGAGTTGATGCTGATATATTGATTGAGTTTAATTGTCAACGTGGTAGTGCAGCATATAAAAATGTCTTTGGATATTACATTACTGACGCAAATGATAACCCTGCATATGGTCAAGTCATTCTTCCTAATGCTACAGACGCTTCTGGGTACCTCTCACACACAATTTCAAAGACAGTTCTGAATCAATACGCTCCTTGTAAAATAGGATTTGTTCTAATTCCTAATGGTTTTGATGCAGGTCAGGGTAATGGAACTATAAATCAGGGTGATCTTCTTACCTTTAGTCAGACAACAAACAATGGTTCTTGGAGAACTAATCTAAATTCACAGCAACAAAATCTTAGTATGTTTAGTGAAAGAAGACTAAACTGGAAACAAAAAAACTTTACAAGATGGACATCACGTTGGTGGCAGTGGTGGGAAGACTTACTGGATGGTGATGATGATTATAACGATGTTAAAATATCATATCGTATGAGTTACAATGGATCTCCTTGGTTCTATGAAGGCATCACAGGTTATGTCTTTGGAGAGTTAGTTGAACCTGAGTTTGAAGTATTAGAACCAATCAAATCTTGTGAAGACTTCTTGTTTGATCCTACAGGATTTAAAGGAGTCAGTATGATGCGTGCGGGTTGTGGACAAGTTGTAGAAGGAGAAGTAATCTCAGGTGGATGTGGTGATTGTGTTGGAGATTATCTAATCAGAGACAATACAGCACAAACAATTACCTGCATACAAGATGCAACCGTAAGTCTAAGATCACACGGTGGTATGACAGGTGGTCTTGGTGAGTGTACAGTATTTAAGTATGAGTTGTATAAGAATGGTGTAAAAATATTTGAGGATGAAGCACACATAGATGAGTGGACAAAGATTGGTACACCATTACACACATTCGACATCGTGAGAGGTGATGATATATCATTTAGAGTTGACAGTATAGTAAGTGGTCACTTTGCTGCATCAGTAGCACCACACTTTGCTATACACAACGAAGGCACAAAACAGATCGTCAATATATGGGAAGTCAACTTAACCACAGTGACACATAACGTAACCAATCAAGACTTCCAGTGTGGTATGCCTGGATCATTCTCCTTATATGATCTAAACGATCCTACTAATGTGGTGTCTGCGTGGTCAAGTGGTGGTGGAATTACTAACAACTGGTTAACAACAAGTCCACGTCCTCTGTTTGTAAATCAAACTAGAACTCTTGATGATAGCATAGGATATATTGCAAGAGAGATAGGTGATGGTGGTCTATCACTTAACATTAGATATGAATCAGTGCCTAATGGTATTAGATACCGTGTAGAAGGTATCATTGATGAAGGTAAGGGTGGATATAATACAGGAGAACTATATAAGTTTTTTGTAGGAAAAGATAAAGTATTAGGTACGATGTTTAGACAAGGTATCCGTATTGATAGTCTTGATACCTCTGCTTGTACATCAGGTGGTGCTGTAAATCAATTATCATTTGGAACTCTGAATGAGGATATAGAGGTCGGTGCCTATGGTCTTCCTACTCCTGTGATTATGATTCAATCAGGTTCACCAACAGCAAATTATTTTGATAGTCAGGTTAGTGATCTGGTAGAGAAATTATTTACTGTAAGTGTAGAAGATACATCTAACTCAGTTCTTGAGATGTATAGAGAACCTGCTACTCTCATACAATATTGGCAGAGAAAGAACGTAGCAGGAGAACCAGTTTATTTTTATCACGATTTTGATCTAGGTAAAACTAATGGACTCAAGTTACGAATGAGAGGTGAGTTAATATTTAAGGCAACAGATACTCAGACAGCACCAGAGACTATGAAAGGATACCAGTTTAGGTGGACAGTAGATTCTATTATCAATGCAGGTCAGGGATATGTAGATGGTATGGAGTTTACGTGGGAGTATCCTACAAGACACGAGGATCTTGTAAACAATGAGGGTGTAGAAATTGTTACACCATACTATCCACCAGAGAAAACACTACCTCAAAGAATAAGGTTAAATAACTCAGAGACATCTATCAATACTAGAACTGCTAAGTGGGCAATGTACCAGTCATCACACGACAGAAGTTCAACTGTGTGGTATAGTAATGATACGAGGTCAAAGAACAATCACTTTAGAACCTTTAGATTAATTATTGACGACGCAGTATGACCCCTTTAAACAAAGATGCCTTCTGGGATAGAAGACTAAAGCAATCGCACGATGAACTACAACGTATCGTAAAGATAGGTAAAAAATATAAGGATGACCCTGTAACTCTTCGTAAGAAAATGAAGAAAGAAAAGAAATATCAAAAAAGTTTGCTTGGAGAACTTGCAAAATTAGATGATACCATATATAATGTTAAGAAACAAACACAAGAATCTGATGTCACAGGAGAAACAACAGAGGGGATTGACTCTATTGATCGAGAGTCTTCACAAACCTGATAGTAAATTAAGATCTTGTGCATATAATCAAGATTGTTTCACAGAAATGATGTCTTACAGACAAGAGATCATTGACTATTGCTACGACAAACTCAAGGAGTTGCAGGGTGAATAGTCATACATATAAAAATGATACCAATAAGATGGTAATCTTTAAATGTATAGCGAGAGAAACTTGGTTAGAGAAAGTATTAATGCCCTCCGAGTTATACATATTTGATGCACCAGAAGATGCTGTTGTAGAGATTCATACTTTAGATCAGCAACTTGTAAGGCACTACAGAATCAAAGAATTAAATGATGCAACTATTCCCTATTGAAATATTTCCATCACAACATAGTGACCCTGCTATAGTAGAAGAAATAGATAACACAATAAAATACTTAGAGGAGACAGGTGACTGGTCTGACAGTTCATACTTGTCTCCTTATGCTTTGCAAGAAACTTTGCACGGTACTCACGAGAAACAACATCTATTACAGATGTTTAAGAGACATCCAATGCCTAAACTTGAAACATTCTTAGGTGAAGCAATAGAAAAATATGTTGGTTCTCAAAAATTACCTGTTCCAGATAGTGCATCAGCATACATAGAACCGTTGAGAGGATCGTGGACAATTTCTCAATCGTGGATCAATGTAGTAGGTAAAGGTAAGTCACAACAGAGACATACACACGCAGGTCATCAAGTATCAGGTGTGTATTATCATAAGACGACTCCTGATATGGGTGGGATACTATTTTACAATCCGAATATGTATGCTAAGATGTGTATGTTTGGAACTGAAGAAGGTATTTACTTTGAACCTACTCCAGAATCTGTTATACTATTCCCATCGTGGTTAGAACACGCTACGGAAAAGAACAACACAGATCACTCTCGCTATTCAATCGCATTCAACGTACATCTTTACTAATGACTCCTAAACAAACTACAATCTACTCCAGAAATGGTTGCCCTTACTGTTCTAAGATTAAACAGTTTTACGATCTAAAGGGTTGGAGTTATCGAGAGTATAAACTCGATGAAAATTTTACACGAGATCAATTCTATAAAGAATTTGGAAATGGGTCCACCTTCCCACAGTTAGTTGTAGACGGACAGAAAATAGGTGGTTGTAATGAATCAATCTCACACTTTAAATCAAGAGGTATCATTTGACTATAATGACAGACAAGCAAAACAAAGTTGATGAACTTTGTTCTTTAGTTGAGAGAGCAATGGACTCTGCAATGAGCGAGGGTAGATTCTTAATGAAGGTCTACCCGTTACTAGAGTCACAAAAATTTACTCGAAGAGAAGTAACAGAGTTTATTGAGAGTAGCACAGCAGCAAGTGTTTCAGAAATATGTCTTGAGTTACAAGGATATATTAAGGGCGGTGATCCGTACCTAAGAGAATCCTTTGGGCATATCCCTAAACCACAAGCAAGAAAGATACACAAGTATCTGTATGCTATCTTAGAAGATGCGTGGAAGTACGAGTTGACTCGTAAACCTGGACGCAAAAAAAAGTCTAAATAATTTTAACTACACGGAGTATCCTATGGCAGAGCAAGCGGTAATATTTGCAGCATTAATCATAGGAGCATTCCTAATCGGTGCTATTGTTGCGTGGTATGTAAAAGACTATGTTGATACATACCTTGAGAATGCAGCGTATGCAAAAGCGGTTATCCATCCAGAAATGTTGACCGATGATGGTAGAGTAGATCCCGAAGAACTATTGTACTTGCGTTTAACTGATGAAGATGATATAATAGATGACGAAGATGATGACTAAAAATGATTCTTGTAGATGCGAATCAGGTAATGATCGCAAACCTTATGGTTTCGCTTTCACAAACTGAGAAGTTACAAGAAGGTTTAGTCCGACATATGGTTCTTAATTCTCTGCTCAACTATAGATCAGAGTTTAAGGAAAAGTATGGAGAACTTGTTCTCTGTTATGACAATAGGCATTACTGGAGACGTGATGAGTTCCCTCATTATAAGGGCACACGTAAACGTGACAGGCAAAAGTCTAAACATAACTGGGACAATATCTTTGAACTACTTAATAAACTTAAGGCAGAGTTCTTAGAAAACTTACCGTACAAAGTTGTAGAGGTTGACGGTGCAGAGGCAGATGACATCATCGCTGTTCTCTGTAAAGAACAAGGTCTTGCAAACATAAGATTGCAAAACAATATGCAACCACCAGTAAAGACTTTAATACTCTCTGGAGATAAAGACTTTATTCAACTTAAAAGATATGGATATGTAGATCAATACAATCCCTGTCTTAAGAAATGGGTAGAAGGACTAGACCCTAAATTGTATATCTCAGAACACATCCTTAAAGGTGATAGGTCTGATGGTATTCCAAACTTCTTATCTGATGATAGTTGTTTAGTCGAAGGACGCAGACAGAAACCATTACGCAAAGTTTTAATTGCAAAGTGGTCTACTCAAAGTCCAGAAGACTTTTGCACTACACCAGAACTTGTGAATCAGTATGAACGTAATCGTAAACTCATTGACTTTGATTACATTCCAAAAGAGATGAGAGAAAAGATTATAGATACATATGAATCCTTAGTTCCTGCTAACAGGAACGATCTCTCTTCTTATTTTGAAGAGAATGAATTGAATGACCTAGTGTCAGAAGTAAACTATTTTTAAGTTATGAAACTTACTATTGCAGAGATTTTGCAGAAAGCACACAATGCAAAGACAAAATCACAGAAGGTGAAAATCCTTCAAGAGAATAATAGTCAAGCACTACGTTCTCTATTCATCTGGAACTACGATGACTCTGTGGTTTCAGCATTGCCAGAAGGTGACGTACCTTACAGACCTAATCCTGCACCTATGGGTACAGAACATACAGTGCTTGAGAAAGAAGCACGTAAATTCTATTACTTTATTAAGGGTGGAGCAGACAATCTTCCTTCTATGAAGAAAGAGAATATGTTTATCCAAATGTTAGAAGGGTTACACGAAGAAGAAGCAAAGGTATTATGCCTTGTGAAAGACAAACAACTTGGCAAACGCTATAGAATTACTAAAGCAGTTGTTCAAGAAGCATTCCCTACAATTCAGTGGGGTAATCGGAGTTGAAAACATTGAACGTCCTTAAAGAGAAGTGTCAGGTTTCTGATGCTAACGATAAAACATTACCATATACAGCATACCTTGTTCATTACATAGAAAATGGCGAGGAATGTTATGATATTGCCATACCAATGTCACAAGTAGAGATGTTTGACTATTATTATGATAAGTATAAGAAGGACTTCAAATGGTTCAAACAATCAGAAGGATTAGTCAACCCTAAATTATGGAAAAGTCAACAGGAAACTTCCGACAAAACGAACAAGAAAAGAAAAAGAAGATGACGATTTACACCGTCAATAAAATACAAGAACCTAAGAAACCAGAGGAAGAACCTCCAAAGGAATCTAAGGTTCCAGAGGTCACACCAGAACAGGTGGGGGCATTTATTGGCGAACTAATTCTAACTCCTTTAGTATTAATGTTTGCTTGGAACTTTACTCTTCCTGCTTTGTTTGGATTGACAACCATATCTTTCCTACAAGCATTTGGACTCCTTATAATCGCTAGATGTTTTCGACAATGACCAGTACAATGAAACCCTTGTCTCACGCATCAGTGTGCCTTGTAAGCACAACACCTGACGCTGAGAAAACGATAGGATATATCGCAAGAGTATCTAATCCTAATAATCAAGACAATCCTAAAGTTGAAAAACTATTAGAGTATTGCATTAAGCACGGTCATTGGTCTGTGTTTGAGCAAGCAACAATGACTCTTGAAATTAATACAACAAGAGCAATCGCTGCACAAATACTAAGACATCGTTCATTTACTTATCAGGAATTTTCTCAACGATATGCAGACACAAATCTACTAACAGATAAGATTCCTTTACCAGATCTACGTCGTCAGGATGATAAGAATCGTCAAAACTCTATTGATGATCTTGATCCTGTTGAAGTAGATAAGATGAACCGTGTTATCGGAGAGTTATTTAAAGATGCTCAAGATGTATATGCTATGCTATTAAAGAAAGGTGTAGCAAAAGAGTGTGCGAGATTTGTATTGCCATTGGCAACACCGACTCGTATCTATATGACAGGTTCACTTCGTTCTTGGATACATTATATCGAACTACGAACTGGACACGGTACACAAAAAGAGCATATGGACATTGCAAAATTATGCAAAGACCATTTCATTTGCAACTTCCCTACTATCTCTAGAGCACTAGGATGGTGTCAAGAAGATTGTGACTGTCCCGAAGAAGACTACTGGCGAGATCTTCAACCCTGTCTCAAAATAGACTAATGTACACACTCTATACTTGTTTGCTAGTTGTAATGCTCATCGCCATTACTGATGGGTTTGATCCGTTCTACAAATTTGTAGACTACGTGAGACTAGAACTAAAGTATGCTATAATAAGAACAAGACTTAACTTAATTAATGTTCAAGTCAGATACATAAGACACAAAACTAAACAACTACGAAAACATTAATGCCTTCATACGATTTTAAAAACAAAGAAACTGGTGAGATTATTGAGTTAAAAATGTCTATGACAGAACTCGATAAATACAAAGACGAGCATCCAGAGATGGAAAGGTATTTTGGAAATCAAACACCTGCAACGATGTATGGTACTCCAAAACAATCTGATGGATTTAAAGAAGTGATGTCTAAAATCCAAGCAGATCATCCTACTGCTAACTTGTCAAACTACACTTAATTATGCCTGTTAAAAAGCGAAAGACAACATCTCAGAACAACAGCAGAAGTGCTAAATTTATGAGAAGAAAGAAACCTATCAATCTGGATCACCTTAAAGTGATCGAACCTATTGGGGACAACCAAGAGATAGTCTTCAAGTCTTATGCTGAGGGAAAGAATCTAGTTTTACACGGTGCTGCGGGTACTGGTAAAACTTTTATTAGTTTGTACCTAGCACTCAAAGAAGTGTTAGAACCTACTACTCCATATGAAAAAGTATATATGGTTAGGTCTCTTGTACCTACGAGAGAGATTGGTTTTCTACCTGGAGATCACGAGGACAAGTCAAACTTATATCAAATACCATACAAAAATATGGTAAAGTATATGTTTCAGATGCCAGATGATGCTGCGTTTGAAATGTTGTACGACAATTTAAGATCACAGGAGACAATATCCTTTTGGTCTACATCATTCATACGTGGAACGACATTAGATAATTGTGTAATAATCGTTGATGAGTTCAGTAACTTGAACTTTCACGAATTAGATAGTATAATAACTCGTGTTGGTCAGAACTCTAAGATTATTTTCTCAGGTGACTACACACAATCTGATTTGATTAAAAGCAATGAACGCAATGGAGTCTTAGACTTTATGAAGATCTTGCAAACAATGCCATCATTCGATACAGTTGAATTTGGCATAGATGATATTGTTAGATCAGGACTCGTAAGAGAATACTTAATTTCAAAGGTGAATCTTGGTCTCTAAAAATGTATTTAAAACAATAGGTCCTCCAAAACCTATTAATGAAATAAATTCTGTGACAAAGAAGTCTGGTTTAAGACTCTATGAAGTTGCAGAGAACAAATGGTATCCTTCTATCACGACTATCACAAGTCATCGTAAGAAGGATTCTATTATTAGATGGAGAAAACGTGTCGGTGAAAAGCAAGCAACAAAAATTTCAAGTGCTGCTACTTCACGTGGCAATAAGTTTCATAATATGGTAGAATGTTATTTGAAGAACGAACCAGTTGCATTCGATGAAACTAATCCTCTTGCTACTTATCTTTTTCAGTCCTCCCGTGAGGAACTTAATAGGATCAATAACATACACCTTCTGGAGAGTTGTCTCTACAGCGATTATCTTCGCATTTCTGGTCGCGTTGACTGCATAGCAGAATTTGACGGTGAGTTATCTGTCATTGACTTTAAAACGTCAACGAAACCTAAGAAAGAAATGTGGATTGAAAATTATTTCGTTCAAGAAACTGCTTACGCAGTTATGTATTATGAAAGATGTGGGGTTCCCATCAACAAAATAGTCACTATTGTAGCAGTAGAAGATGGAACTATTCAAGTCTTTGAAAAGAATCCAGATCACTACTACGATCTTCTCAGATCATACATCGATGACTTTATGTCTACAATCAAATGAAAGAATTTAAAGACAAATTTATGACACAAGCGAAATTCTCAGGAATGGTAGAGGAAGTTGTCAAAAATAGCAATGGACTTACCAACTATATTGATGCAGTTGTAGTTGTCTGCGATGAATATGACATCGAGATTGAAACTGTAAACAAATTAATATCTCGTCCACTTAAAGACAAGATTAAATACAATGCACAACAATTAAATTACGTTAAAAAAACTAGCAGAGGAGTATTACCATTATGACACAACCATTTTATGAGTCAGATGTAATCAAAGAAGAGTTGGAGAATATGCAACAACTCTACAAAGATTTGTATGATCTTTCTGTTAGATTTCCTTTGATGAAACCAGAGGAAAAGAAAGAACATATCGTAAAAACATTAGAACTTATCGCTAAACAAAAGATCTTCTACGGTAGGTTACAGTTGATGGCATTGGAAGATAAAGAAGCAGAAGAAGTCAAGATTCGTATAGATCAAATGACTGAAATCTATAGTGGTGGCAAGCGAATTGAAGAAGTCTTAGAAGATATGGAGAAACGCTTACACTCTTGGAGAAGGGAACTTGACGCACATAAATAATTATGTTACCCTTATGGGGTAGTAAAAACATACAACACACAAACAACAGACTAATTATGTCATTCGCAAGTTTAAAAAAATCATCTGGTAACTTTGCATCTCTTACAAAAGAGATCAATAAAATGAACAGTAAAGGAAACAAATCTGACGAACGTTTCTGGAAACCAGGTGTTGATAAGTCAGGAAATGGTTTTGCTATCATTCGTTTTGTACCACCACAAGGAGAGAGTGAACTCCCTTGGGCACAGGTTTGGAGTCACGCATTCCAAGGACCTGGAGGTTGGTTCATTGAAAATTCTTTAACTACTCTAGGGAAGAAATGCCCTATTAGTGCACACAATTCTATGCTTTGGAATAGTGGAAAAGAATCAGACAAAGAGATAGCACGTAAGCAAAAGAGAAAACTTTCTTACTACACAAACATCTACGTTATCAAAGACCCTCTAAATCCAGAGAATGAAGGTCAAGTATTCTTATACAAATTTGGTAAACGTATCTTTGATAAACTTACTGCACGTATGCAACCAGATGAGAATGATTACGATCCACAACCCGCAATCAATCCATTTGATCTTTGGAAAGGTGCAGACTTTAAATTAAAGATCAAACAAGTTGCAGGTTACTGGAACTATGATGACTCATCATTCAATACACCTAGCACATTAGGTAACTTTGATGACTCTAAGTTAGAGGAGATTTATAACAGTAGTTACTCTCTAAAGGAGTTTACTGATGAATCTAATTTCAAAACTTATGAGGAGTTGGAGGAACGTCTTAAGACAGTTCTTGGACAGTCAGTTCAACCAACCTCATTCGATACAGACTACACATCAAATATCACAGAAACCCCTGTTCCAAACACAAATTGGAAGGAAGAGGTTGAGTCATTCTCAGCAACAAAAACTGCTGCGTCTGCAACAACTCCTGCTGCTAAAGAGGAGGAGGACGATGCGTTAAGTTTCTTCCAGAAACTCGCAGAGGAAGATTAATAGTTTGATACCCTATGATGCACGAGTTATTTCCAACTCCTGTCTTTGAAGAAAATATTGGGGTGCCAGAAGGCACCCTTTCTATTCTCGATACAATGGAGTGGGATAGATTTGAAACTAAAAGTATTTCAAAAGAAAAAAATATCTTAAACTTTCTACCTTCTGTTTACAATCTTATACAGAAGCAAGTAGAAGATTGGTGTTATAATACACTGCTCGTCAAGAGTACAACTGAACTGGAGATAGTCAGATCTTGGGCAGCATCACATAAAACTGGAGACAGTTGTGATTGGCATTCACATACCAACTCTGTAATGAGTGGTGTTTACTATATAATGTGTAACCCTGACAGTGGAAGGTTGTTCTTTAACAAGGGAGCACATTATCAGAACTGTTTTGTTCCTACATTGGAACCAGACGTAGTAGGATTTGTTCCTGCAACCGCTAAACAATTTTCTATACTACCCGAACCTGGAACTCTGTTGATGTTTCCATCGCAGTTAGTACACAGGGCAGAACGCAACCAGTCTACAAACTGGCGACTATGTATTGCATATGATGTGTTTATTCGTGGTAGAATAGGTACAGAACACGGTAATGAAGTTACATTATGAAACTCTTTCATCTAATGCTCGTAGCAGCAATCGCTACACCTCAAGTTGCATCAGCACATACTAGACTAAGAAGTGGAGAATTTGAAGTCGAACCTTCTCATTGTGCTTTTGATAAAACATTTGAAAAGTGGAACTGTTGGTATCGTCCTGCACCCAAACGAGAATGGGGAGATTATCATCACCATCACTACGGTTGGGTACCACAAAGAGTACCATACTTCAGACCGAATGAGTATAACGAACACGGAGTTCCCTGTTACTTTTACAAAGACGACAACTGGTGCTTTTAAATGAAACTAATCGACGGATGCTACTCTCTTAAATTAGAATGTGCTTTAAGAGGGTTGGGATTTGTTGATGTCAATCAATGGAAAGTAGTAGCAAGAGCAGGTATATTTTTTGTTGAACCAATAGGAATCCCAGAGGACCCTGATGCGGATCTTCTGGGATTTTTAGTGACTATTCCTTATGCTTCGTGGAAGAGACCGAGATTAAAAGATACTGCTAAAAAAGCGTTGGACTACTGTTTGGATTAGTACCCTCCACCGTATCCACCGCCATATCCTCCACCGTATCCACCGCCAGAAGATCCTGATGATCCTGATGATCCTGACGACGATCCCGAAGACCCGCTAGAACTAGAAGAACTACCAGAAGAACTAGAACTGCTCGATCCACTTGAGGATGAAGAACTTGATGAACTCGATGAACTCGATGAACCGTATCCTCCACTGCTTGACGAGGAACTTGAACTAGAAGATGATGTATCACTATAAGTGGTAGAGGAAGAGGCATCTGTATCTGTTGTACTTATTGTTACACCTGATGATGTTGAAGTGGTTGCTGTTTCTGTTGCTGCTGATGAACCACCTGATGCTATCAACGCAGTAGAAGAACCACCACCTGATGCAGAACCTGTAGACGCGGTGCTTTGTCTAGGTCTATTATATCTAGGTAGTCCGATAAACTCCTCTGCAAGTGACCCTTCAGTCTTTTTGTTACCATCAACATCTACCTCAGCATTGGGTAGATACCTTGCTAATCTTCTAAACTCTGCTATAAAATCTGTTAGATATTGTGGTCTTAGAATGTAAATATTTCTTTTAGTATCATTTATTTTGGACTCGTAGTCGTAGTAGGATATAGAATTTCTAGATTGGGATTTTGTAAGGACGGACCCATCGGGTTTCGTATATTGGTAAGACTCTGAAACAGTGATCCCACCAGGAAGTAGAACGAGATCAAGACTAGGATCTTTATATTCCTGTGTTTCATAGTGACTAACTCCCTCTACAGAACCATACTTATCTCGAACATAACCCATTAAATCTTCACGATTCATTGGCCAGTCTTCATTAACATTTATAATATTATTTACCAAGAGAAGAACCCAATCAAGTCCTGCATCTTTGTAAATATTAAATGCAACTTGGTCTGGTCTTTCTCCATCTTGTATTTCATATTGTATAAAACCAAGTAGTGAACCTTGTAAGTCATCTCTTACTTTAATGCGTCTAAAAATGTTTACTGCTAGTTCATATGGTTGAGTGCCATCAACCCTAGTCTTATTTCTTACGTAAACTTTAGGTAGGAATTTAAAATATGCCATTAGATGTCTGCTAGTGATGCCTTGGTTAAGAATGCTGTCTCATCAAACGTTAGAGTCATTTGAAAATTGGCAGGACCATAATCCACACCTGTATCAAGAGCATCTTTCAATGAATTGTATGGACCGTTAGGTGATAGGTTTAAATTTAGATCTTTTAACACTAATCTAGTAGGGAATTGCATAATTCTTTTCAAACCCATTGGAGATGAACCTGTCATCTCTACCTCACCATCTGCATTTGCTTTTCCTTCTACACGAATAATATCTAGTCTAAAGTAATCAGGTATAGTTAACCAACGACCTGATCCTGCTGCACCACCTCTAAATGCTGCGTTGACTAGGTTTTGATTAGTTTCCCCTTCAACATCATCAGCGATTCCATTACCTGCACTTGGATCTTCATCTGTTGAATCTTGCAATCCAGGTAGCATTGCTTTACGAAGTGCAGCAATTATACGGAACAGTTCTTGTGCTTCTCTTGGATTTCTTGCTTGGCATTGAAAAGTAAAAGTATGAGAACGATAGTTTGTGCCACGAAATGTTGTCTCTTGATATGGGTTGAATATTTTTCTCTTAGTCAACGCAGCAACACTATTAGCATCTAAGTTACCTGCATTACCAGAACCCATTATAGCACTGTTGACAGTACCCACAGCAGATCCAATTTTATCCATAACAAATTGAGGAGTTACACCTTTAGCAGTATCTTGAATCTTGTCTATCAAACTTTGCTCCTGACCTGCTGCTGCATTAGCAAATGCGTCTAGTGCTGCCATACCCGCAGCACCAACAGTAGTTTTCTGATATTGTGTAGAATATGACTCTTTTAATTGTGGAGGTAGGTATAAATAAATAGTTTCGTTAATACTTCCTTCTGCTTCTCCACCACCTCCAAGGACTTGACCTTCTCCATAGTTTGAGTTGGTTCCACTACCTTGACCGATGTAAGTATATGGATTTCCTTTTTCGGAACTATATATTTTGATCTGTAGGTAATCAACGAAAGCAGTCTCGAAAGAATCTCCTCTTGAGATACCGAGAGAACTACCTGTTATTGATCTAGGATATACTAATGGCATTTGTTTATGACTAAAAGTTACTCAGGAAAATTCAAACCAAGTTACCCTGGAAAATATAAAGGGGATCCTACTAACATTATTTATAGAAGTTTATGGGAAAGAAAGTTTATGGTTTGGTGCGACCGCAATATAAACGTAGAGGAATGGGGTAGTGAAGAGATTATTATCCCGTACATTAGTCCTGTGGATGGTAGGGTTCATCGTTACTTTCCAGATTTTTACGTCAGAGCAAGGACCAAAACTGGGGGGAAGACGAGACTTATTATCGAGGTCAAACCTCTTAAACAGACACAGACACCTAAGAAACAACAGCGACGTACAAAGAAATATTTGAATGAGGTAAGAACATACGCTGTCAACGATGCAAAGTGGAAAGCAGCAAGAGAATATTGTAAGGATCGTCAAATGGTATTTATGATACTAACGGAGAAAGAGTTACAAGTATGAGCACCTTTACCGACATAAAAAAGAAACAAACTGGTGGTAGAACTAAACAGTGGTGGAGAAACAGGTTAAGAACTGCTCTCAATACTTACGTTCAACCAGAGATAGGTAGGATGGTGTTCTTTGACTATCCAAACCCAAAGTTTAAAGAAAAAATGTATCACTGGGATGCTTTTCCATTGGTGTATGTTATGAATGAAGATGCTACTCATTTTTGGGGTGCTAACTTACATTACGTGATGCCATTGGAACGTACAGCGATGGGTGAAGCATTGGTAATGGGTAAATCTATATCGAGTGACGTTTTTGCCATTACCGTGCATAAATACTTGAGGAGTAGAGTACGTGGTGCTTTATTAGACATACCAAAAACCGACTGGGCAGATATAGGTTTGATGCCCTTAGAACAATTTTATGTAACTATAGATGGTAGAGACAGACCTATGACAACTCAATTAGCACTAAAAAGATGAGAAATTTTAGAGGTTTTCAAAATTTTATAGGAACAGGAGCATATGAACCTACGAGAACTAATCTCTTTCAGGTACACATAGATACTCCACGTTTCGTATTTGCAGGACCTGATAATAAATTAAGTCCTGGTGGAACAATAGAACTAAGAGAGTGGACAGATGCAATAGACTATCTTGCAGATGAGGTGATGATACCATCAAGAGCATTGATGACAGGAGATGTTCAGAACTTTGGTATTCAAAGAAAGTTTGCTACACAACAGCAACCACAAGAGATGAACATACAATTCTTAGTTACAAGAAATCAGTGGACAAGATATGTTTTTGATCGTTGGATCCAAATAATCAGCAGAGATAGTGATAATAGAACTATGTTTTATGATGACTATGTGGCAGACATAGAGATAACAAAGTTTGAAAGTGGTTCTAATGAGGTGCTAAGAGCAATAGATAATAACGGAAAGGTAGTGGGAAAGACTAGATTAAATAAACCAACAGCAGTATGGACTGCATTTAATTGTTTCCCAGTTAATGTAAGTACAATGAAATTTAATAATGGACCTCAACAACTAATGAAACTAGATGTTCAGTTCAGAGTAGAAAGATTACGTATGGAAGCATTACTGAAAACAGCAGGAGACTGGAACGTTGATGTATTTACAGATGAGAAGGTGATCCTAAGTTAGAGTGCTAAATAACTATATACTGAGTTGAATTTAAAACTATGCCAATGCCATTACCGACCCTCGTGGTCCCTGAGTATGAATGTACCTTACCATTTGGTCAAAAGGTAACATATCGTCCATTCCTAGTTCGTGAAGAGAAATTGCTTTATATGGCAATGGAATCTCAAGATCAAAAGGAAATGATCAAGGCAGTAAAAGAAATTATTAAAAATTGTACGAGTGTAAAGAAGGTAGATTCACTTGCTACATTTGATATTGAATATTTGTTCTTACGCATTCGTGCTAAGTCAGTAGGTGAAGTCAGTGAGTTTAAAGTGACTGCTCCTGATGATAATGAAACACAAGTTGATGTTGAAGTCAATCTTGAGGAAGTTGAGGTTGTTGTTCCTGATAACCATACAAATAAAATAAAAATTACTGATGATGTCACACTTGTAATGAAGTATCCTTCTATTGATACATTTGTGAAGAATAATTTAGCAGATGAACCTAAACTTGATGACATTTTCCAACTTGCAGCAGATTGCGTAGACCAAATCGCTAACGGTGAAGAGGTAGAGAACGCAAAAGCATACAAGAAGGGAGAACTCATAAGTTTCTTTGAAGGTATGAATAATATGCAGTTTCAAAAAGTACAATCTTTCTTTGAGACAATGCCTAAAGTATCTCATACTATTGAAGTTTTCAATCCTAAGACTGAGAAAAAAAGTGAGATGTTATTAGAGGGGATGGCAAGTTTTTTCGCATAGCCCTCTCACACGATACATTGATGAATCTATATGAAGTGAACTTTGCATTGATGCAGCATCACAAGTATAGTCTGACTGAATTAGAATCTATGATGCCTTGGGAGAGGGATGTCTATGTAAATATGCTCATACGACATCTTCGTGAGGAAGAAGCACGTCAGAAACAAGCGAACGCACAACACCAATCATTGTAAGTGGCAAAAACAGCATCACCATTAAAGATTAAAAAGTTTCTTGCACCCACCCCAGGTGGACCGCAAGGAGATCCTGTTAAGACTCTAAATTTTGCTATCAACAGGATGGGTTTTGCTGTGGCAGATATTGGTCAGTTAATGGTTGATGACTTGGCAGCAGCACAGGGAAGTCTAATCAATGCAGAGAATGATCGTAAGAGACAGTTAGAACTAGATAGGAAGGCAGAAGAGCAGTACGAACAAGATCTAGACAAAAAAGACATCGAAGATGGTGCCAAAAAAGGAATCAAAAAGGCACCCAAGAAAATCGGGTGGGTAGAAGCACTTTTAAAACCCCTAAAGTGGTTAGCAAAAGCATTTCTTGGTTGGAGTGTTTTAACTTTCTTACAACAACCTGGAAAAAGAAATGATCTAAGAATAGGACTAGCAGTCATAGGTGGGTGGTTCAAAACTCTCTACAAAGTAACCACAGGAAGCATAGGACTAATACTTGATGGACTTGGAACAAAGAGTCCACTTATGGCAGTTTTAAAAATTGTCAGTGGTATTGGAGGATTATTTTTAGCAACTAGAATATTACGACCTTGGAAATTAATTGGTGACTATAAAAAATTAGAGAAATTTTATAAAGCGTTCAAATATCGTAAACCTGGATCTAAATTTGCAGAAGGTAGAAGAATAGTAAGACAGAGACAATTAAATAAACAATTACGTGCCAGAAAACTCCTTCGTATGAAACGTTTGGCAAAAGTGAGGAGTGGTAGATTTTTACAAAGGGGAGGTAAGTTTCTACGAGGTGGTGGTAGCAAATTTATGAAAGTGGGTGGTAAGTTTCTCAAAGGTGGAGGAATGTCAGTATTGGCAGGTGCATTCTCATTTGGAAACAGATTAGCATCTGGTAAATCAATGCAAAACGCAGTTGGAGGTGGTGCAGGTGCTGTTATTGGTGGTTTGGCATTGTCAGCACTACTTACACCTATTCTTGGTCCATTTGGTCCTATTGTTGGTCAATTTGTAGGATCATTTCTTGGAGATAAGATAGGTGCTTTCTTAGGTGATGCTATAACACCTTTGTTCAAACCTATACAAAGAGCATTTGGAATGTACTTCCAGATCTTCAAGAAATTTTTTAGTGGAGTGACACAAGCGTTTGCAGACCTATGGAATGAAGGGTTGGCACCACTTTTCGTCAAACTGGAAGAAATATTTAAACCCCTTATAGATGCAGGAATACAAAGGATTAATGAAATAATCAATAGTCCTTGGGCAGAGGAAGCGATGTATAACTTAGTTAGATTAGTCAATTCTGGTAAGAGATTGGTTAATAGTACTGCAAATTTATTAAATTTAGGTGACGATCAAGATAAAATAGACAGAAGAGTAGAAAATCAATCTTTAACTGTAGCAGACAGTCTAGCAAAGATAAAAATGCTAGAAAAAATTCAAGAAGAGGAAGGTGAAGACTATAGAGGACCTTGGTGGGCAAAATGGAGATTTTCTGTCTCAGAACGTATTGAGAAAGAGAAACAATATCTAGCACAATTACAGGCAAAGGAACAAACACTAATAGCAGAACAAACAGCACAAAAAAACGAAACTCAGACAGCAGAACTTGCTGCTAAATTCCCATTAAAAGATGGATTCTTAGATAGAGATGCAGAACCTATTAAAGATAGGACAGGGTTAAAAAATGGTATGGTTATAAGACCTAGAAATCCAGAAAGTTTCCCAATAGACGTTTTTGCTATAAAAGCAGGTAAGATACGTCAGTATGATTATCACAAAAAAGGATATTTAAAGGCAGGGATGATTATTGAGGGTGATGGTGAAAATCCAGATATTAACTACAGAAATGTGGAACCTACTGTTGCCCATAAAACAAGGGTAAAACCTGGTGATAAAATAGGTGAGTTAATAGATGCTAGAAAACATCGTAGTCTTAACCCACTTTTAGGTATGATGGACTCATCATCTACATTTCTTGTAGCACAGGCATATAGAAACCATAAAATAAAACCTAGAGGAAAATATAATAAGAATATACTTCCATTAGATAAGCAATATCCTACGATATTCCCTCCCGCAGAGCAAGCAGAGATTTTAAGTAACACAGTTAACCCTAAAGAAATAAATAGTGGTAATGGTACTATCAATGTAAATGATTTGAAGAATGACAAAGAGTATATAGTGAATAATGGTGGAACTGGTGTAACGATAGTTCAACCAATAAACCAACCTGTTGTTGTTACAGGTGGTGAAGTGCTTGTATCACACAATCAAAATGAGGCAACAGTTTACTAATGGCAGAAAAGAAGACCATACGATTTTATAAATTTATTGCACCACCTAAAGATGAGGGTGCAAAGATTTCGATTGGCGGTAAACAAGTATCGGGGTCAAGTTTTTCCACAACCATTAAAGCAATTAATTCCCTAGGGATAACAGTTAATAGTATAGGTGTAGCAGTACAAGCAGCGAGAGCACAACAGAATGCTCAAATGCAGGAAATATCGAGAAGAAATCAACTTGAGATTGATAGAGCAAATGCTCGTAAGATGAAGAAAGGTAATAAAATGGGTATTGGTCTAGCAGTTGGTGCATTAATGGCAAAAGCAGCACCCACATTCTTTGGATGGTTAGGTAAGTTGTTTACAGGTC